ATACCCAATCCTTACCTTCCATAATGCCTTCAACGAAAGCATCAGGTGCAGAAGGATCAGCAACGATATCAGCAGCAGTTGCTAACATAAAATCGTCGCCAACAATATTGACACCTTCTCGTGTCATTTTTAGAGATCCAATACCTCTAGAAGATACGCCAAGTTTTACACCTTCACCGATAAGTGACTGTGCAATCTTACCCATAGGAGTGCTAAGAATCTTTGCTTTACCAACGAAGTTAGAACCAGATTCTTTCAGAGAAACAATTTTATGAGATACCCGATCTAAATTGACGGTAGGTCCATCAGGATGTCCAAGTTCACCAAGTGCTCTACCTGCCTGAACATGGTTTTCGTTGTATCTACCAACTTCCTTGCGAAGAGTCTCCATAGGATACATTCTACCATTACGGTTTTTAATGTTTCCTTGAAGGAATACTCCTTCAATATAAAGTTGTTTTTTACCGTTTTTTGATTCAACAATGAATTCAACGGATTCGATTTCTTCTCTGATAAGTTTCATCAGGCTTGTCCTGTAATTTGTACTTGTTGAACGAAAATAGATCCAGTATTTGCTACTGAAATAGCACCTACTTTAATCGATCTGCGGAGAGTAGCGTCATTATCAGAGAACGCTGTAGAAATAGTTCCTGTGTTTGCACTCAAAGTAACTTTGGTGCTAAAGGTTCCATCAAAATCTGCTGTAGCCTCAATACCATCAACACCAACATGATTGATTATTGTTGCCCAATTACTATCAGCGAGGTTTGACTCAAGAGTTACACAATCACCAACACCAAATGGTTGTTGAGTACCTTCGGGACAAGTGACAACAGTCTTGGTTCCTAAGGTTTCGATGCTTCTAACTCTTTGAGAAGCCTTAGTAATACCAAGACTTTCACTCGTTCCAGCAGGAATGATATAGTCGGTTGCTGTCGCAACTGGTTCCGTACCAATGGCAACGTGAGCATCACCACCTCTAGAAGTGATTCTTAAAACATTAGATTTTACCGGAATAGCAGCACTTTTAGCGTTGCTACTACTTGTGGCAATACTTTGTCCCGCACCAACTGTACGATGTGCCATTATTCAGAGTCCTCTTCGGTTTCGTCTTCGGTTTCTAATTCGTTAGTGACTTCAGGAGTTTCCTCATCATCACTTTCGACTTCAATTTCATCTTCACCAAATACACCATTTGCTACTAAAGGACGAAATGCATCAATCCTTTGAGCAGCTTTATCAAATAAAATACCCTTGATCTTGTCACTAACTTGTGACGGAGATTCATCAGATACCATCATATTCATAAGTTCATCCATGTGTATAATCAATACTTACTATGTTTTATTTATATTTCCCCACCGTTAGGTAGTTCAGGAGCTTCAGTTGCAGATCCATCAACTTCGGGTTCCATCACTGGTTTTCCTAAGTTCATTGGCGCATTACTAGGAACTTGTTCTCCAGTTGCAGGATCAATTTGCATTTCTGCAGGATCGGGAATAATACCTGCCTTAATTTCAGATTCAATCAATTCATTCTGTTCGATAATATCTTCATCAGTTTGACGAAGAATTTTTCTTCTCAGATAATCTTGAGAATAATATTTACCGACATAAGGTTCTGCAGTTGCAACAAGAGCGAGTCTTTCATTCATCAACTCTGCATCTTTAAGTTCGGCAAAGTGATTGTCATAAAGGAAGTCATATTGAATATGCTCACTCATTATATCCCAATCTTCGGGAGTAATTACATTCTTAAGAAGAAGTTGTGTCTTCAGCATATCATTGAACATTGCTGAGAATCTCTTTCTCAAACGTCCAACAAACTTACTAAATTTGACTTCATCTCTTAAGATCTCAGAAGATCTGCCCAAGTTAAATCCACCGTCTCCTTCAATACGGGAAATAGGTACGTTAAGTGACTTATAGAGTTTCTTTTTAAAATATTCGATATCAGTAATCTCACCAAGGTTCTGTCCTCCAGGGAGAGTAGTGATTTCGGTTCCTCTTCCACCCTCTCTTCTGGGTAACCAGAAGTCTTCGAGCATGGACATATGTTTTTTGTCATCACGAATCTCACCAGTACTAGAATCATATACAAGTTTATTTCTATAACGAGACATCACATCTCTTAGATATTGTTCCGCTTTTACTTTAGGGAGATTACCAACATCAATATAGAAAATTCTACGTTCTGGTGCTCTTGATAGTCTATAGATTACAAGACTATCTTCAATCATGCGAAGTTGATTGAGAGACTTAATGGCTTTGTGAAGGTAAGAAAGAGTTGATCCTTTATTTCTATCTACTAATCCAGAAGAACAATATGTAATTGAATCTTTTGAAAATTTAATTCCAGCTTGTCCACCAGATGCACCGGTTGAAGCAGAATATGAACTCTTTGGAGTATAGAGAAAATACTCTTCAATCTCAGGAAATTCATATTCCATGGGATTGTCAGTACCTTTAAGGACATTCGCTAGGCGATTTTGATCATTAGGAGTTTTTTTCTGCTGACGTACATAACGCATTTTCATTGCGTCAATGTATCGTAATTCTTGAATCCCCTCATGAGGATTCTTTAAATCTATGACTTTATGGTAGTAAAGTCTTCCGTCAATGTACCAATTCCTGTAAATTTCGTGTGCTTTCTTATTAAAATCTAATAGAGAAAGAACAAATTTAAACTCATCTCTAATCTTTTTCTTAATGCCATCACTGGCATTTAGATTAGAGAGTTCGATTTCAACTGGAGTATCATTTGTATCTGCAACGATTGCTTCATTTACAACATCTTCAATAGCACTATCACACTCAGGGTGAAGTGACATCTCACGATAACGTCTGATTAAATCATATTCTGTTTTATAGACTCCTTCAATATCTACATATTGTCCAAAAAAACCACTAGTCAGATAGTGATCTACCCCGTCCTCATTATTAGGAGGAACGGGGGAAACCACACCAGGTGGAGTTTTTTCGGTGTCCTCAATTGAGAACCCAAATAACTTAGCCATGATTTATATCGTAGTCCTGTATATGACTATTTATCTTGTTACGAGATTGCGTTGATCAGATGCGGTTCCAGCGGTGCTGTTAGTACCAGCAATCCAATACTGAACCTGGAAGGTTACAGTAAATTCTTCAATGGTGTCACTATTATCATAAGATAATGCAATCTCGGAAATTTCAGTTGGGAAAATATCACTGAAGTAATATGTTCTTAATGGAGTTACACCACTAAGTCCACCACTACCATCTCCTCCTCCGGAGTGTCCAGCCGATTCTTTACCTTGGTTGTATCCTCTACCAAGTTGATGAACAACAGCATTTCCCATGTAAGAACCAGGTGAGGTAGCACCAGATCCATCGGAAAGTTTGTTGATACCATTCATCCACTGCTCAAACTTACTTCTAAGTCTGAAGTTTTCATCATTGATGATTGTGATCGCCCAAGTATCAAAGGTTCTGTCGCCAGCAACTTTGAGTGTTCTTCCTCTAAAAGGAACTTCAATTGGAGTAATGTTAGAAGAAGGAAGTGCTGCTGCTTTGCATAAAAACTGAAATTCTTCTTTAGCAGTGTTTCCAAAAACTCCCATGCTATCACCACCGGGCCATCCGGTGATGTCAACTTCAAATAAATTAGGACGGGCTCCGCCCCCCCTGAGGGCGGATTTAAAATTGGTGATCGTTCTTAAGTTTGCCATTAGTTGTTTCCTCTGTTATTATTGTATTTAAAAATCAAACTCTACCAGTGACTTCTTCAAAAGCAACACCTGTTCGTGTGGCGACGAACGTCAAAGTAACATAATTGATAGACTTGGTGGGTTTCAGGAAGATGTCTGCTCTAAATTCATTGTTGTCAACAACATCGGGTGTGTTGTTGGTGGAATCGCAAATGACTCGGAAGTCAAATAATCCTCTCTTTGATTGAACATCACGAAGGAAAGGTTCAACAGCATTTGTGAATGAAGATCTTGTGATCTCATCGTTAAACTCAAACAGTTGCTCATTTGCAAGTCCTTCAAGTGATTTCTCAACTGTAAGGAATAGACGACGAACATTGATTCTATCAAACGCAGAGGCGAATGATAGTCCAGTCTTATCGCCGTAAAGTACAGTTCCAACTCCAGGTAATGTGACGATGGAATTTACTCTTGCTTCGTAGAGAGAATCTCTCTGTGCTTTATTCGGATTATATGAAAGTTTAATTGCATTGTTAAGAACACCTCTCTGCTGTCCAGCAGGAGAATACCAAGGGAACTGATCAATTTCAGTTCTAACCATTAATCCTGCAACATCACCGTTGGTTGGAATATAACGGAATTGATTATTGAATCTATCGTAAGTATACTTATATCCACTATCAAAGAAAGCGAATGAAGAGGAGCTAAGAGAACTGAAGAATCTAATAATGTTATTTGTTTGATCCGTAGTGGAAGAAACATCAACTACATTGTTTCTATCAGGAGAGATACATGCAATACAATCTTTTCTACCGTTTGCAACGGAGATAAGTTTTTGTGCTTTCGCTTGAGATTCTGCCTCGGTATTGCAACCAGGGCCCATCAGAAGGAAGTTAACTTCAATCTCATCTTTGTTGGAGAACAGTTCATAACCTGCAGTCAAGTCACCAAGTGACGCGGACATGCCTTTATTATTTGTTCCACTGTAATCCTTACCGTTTGTAAGCGTATAAGTCTTGTTACCAACTGCACTAAATGTTACATCTTGTGCTGCTTGTCCAAAAAGTCCGTCTGCAGTGCTGAATGGAGTGAAGGCGGTTGAGAATCCTGTTGCAACAGGTTTCGTTCCATGGAAACTATCCTCAGCAGAGGAAACATTTCCTCCAGCATACACATATTGAGATGCCTGTGCGAGGAAATCCTTATAGTATGTTCTTTCAGGAGATGAAAGAGCAGATATTGTATCAGTTGCTTTGGAGATAAAGGCATTTTTCTCTAGAATATTACCTTTGACTCCAGTTACGGTACCTGTGTCATCTACAATAACAACATGCATCGCATCATTTTTACCACTTCTGTCAGATACATACTGACTTGTGGTTGGTTTAGGAGCAATCTCTTTCCAGAAAATAGTGGCATTAGAGAGATTGAGTTGTTGTCCATCATACCAATCAGTAACTGTACCTGCTGCGCCAGCAAATACGCCAATTCCTTTACCAGTATTAATTCCAGCGTTATTTACAGGAATAATAGTTTGTCCAGACTGGAAAGATCTCAAAGGATCTGATTGTCCATAATTAATAGATGTTTCAGTTCCTGTGCCAGAAACTCTAGAAACAACTTTAACTACAACACTGCTTGCTCCGTTTACAGAATCAGTTGTTACACCGGTAATAATTCCTTTTAGGAAACCATCAACAGATTTAGTTGTTCCAATACCTGCCTCAGTTCCACTGAGAGCCATGGTGACACCAAAACCAACTTTAAGGTTTGATAATCCTGGATTATTTGTACTAAGTCCGATAACTTGATCACCAAAGTCATCAATTGTTGCAACTTTTAAATCATTGAGGTAAGTGCCTGGATTCTTTGCACTATAGTAAAAATCAGTTGCAGACGTATAATTAGCATTATAGTCATCAAAATTCTTAATCTTTAATGATGTGGATCCCAATCCAACGCCAGCATTTGCGTTGTTAAGGTTAGCACCATCTACTCTGACGACTTTAAGTCTTCCACCATAAGAGAGGAAAGATGATGCAGTCATCCAATATTCGTAGTGTCTATCAGTAGAAATAGGTTGCCCGAATGTTGAAATCAGTTCCTCTTCAGTAGTGACATCAATTGCCTCAGAAACAGGTCCTAAACTAAAGGGCCCAGCAATCGCACCGTTATTTTGAAGAACATTGTCAGCTCTCCCTACGGTAAGATCAACCTCCCTTACAATTATCCCTGGAGATAGTTGAGGAGTCGCCATTTTTTTCTCCGTTGTCTCAGTTTATCTAAGAATATTTAGAATTTTAATCATTTTCAGCGGGGAAACGAGACGTGAACTACCAATCTGGATAATTCCAATCCGAAAATAGTGTTTGTTTCCTTTTATTACCTATAATTCTTCTAATGGTACATTCCTTACATTCGTATGAATATGACGATGCAACTGCCCCTCTATCTTTTCTAGTTCTATAAAAACCATCTATCAAATTTTTTGTTTCTCCACATACCCTACACTTTCTATCATTTAAAAGTAGATGTCCAAGTTTAATCTGTCCATCTAGATCCATTACCTATACTCCCACATAAAAGAACGATCTCCATATTCATCTGCCTTACTCCATGTATCACCTTCAGAATCTACAAAAGTGTCCTCATCTAATCCATCATTCAAAAATCCAAATGGTGCCATGTCCTGCTCAATCTGATTTTTTTGCTCTTCATATAATCTCTTTCTAATATCTTGATCGGTAAGTTCTTTAAAATAATCTTGTGCAACTAACCATGCATAGATTACAAGACACATCGCCAAGTCGTCATTACATCCATCTTCTGCTTCAAAGGAATTATTTTTTGATATAAAGGTAGTTAGTTCTGATATAATATCTAAATCATGAAAAAGCAATTTGTTCTCTTCAATCATTGCTTTTAAATTGAGAGATCCTACTTTTTTAACAGTCTTAGACATCTTGACACCTAACTGCGTCTTTTTACCAGAAAATCCTTGTCCTACAACTTGTCCTGCTCTACCACGCATGGAACACATGAGAACATTTTGATACTCCAAATCATAGTGAAGAAGTGATGCTACTTGATCTCCAACATCGTTTACTTCGCATAAAACAAATGCGCTATTGTATTTTTTTGCTACTTCCCAAATTATATTTGGAAATAACATTGGTTTAATATCATTGTTTCTATACTTTGCTACCACTTTATGAGGAAAAGTGGTGATATCTACACACACGAAAGCTGAATAATCTCCACCAACTCCACGAGCTACATCAACAGTCATAACGTAGTCATGATCTTTTTGGGATTCTTCATATACATCTAATCCAGCACTTGATAAAATAGGAGCATCATAAACTAGTGATCGTAATTTACTTGCAGCAATAAGNGTNTCAATAGATCCTAAAAATTCACANTCAAACTCAATTTTNAATTGTTGNTCAGATGTATTTGCAATTGTTTGTTCTTTCCATGCTTCATCTCTACCTGGAACTTCACTCCAATGAACATCAGTTGGAATATATTCATTTCTACCCTTCTCTGCATCACTCCACATTCGGTAGAAGTGATTCATACCATGTGGTGTAGAGACAATAATTACCTTGGTGTTTTTACCAGAAGTAATAGTAGGATAAACAGAGGCAAAGAATGATTCAGCAATATGGTTTGGGACGAACGCGAACTCGTCGAGAAAGAGGATGTTAAATGACATACCTCGGACAGCACTTGCAGACGTAGACGCTGCCAATATTTTACTTCCATTT